CACGAAAACTTCGTAGAAGAAAGACGCTTAAGCAGAGAAGGTGAAAATAACTAATGTCCTCTAAAGCAAAAATTCCAAGAGCTCTACGTGAACAAGTATGGCTGGTTCACGTAGGTCCCAAGTTTCAAAATAAGTGCAAGGTTTTGTGGTGTACGAACTCCATGAACGCATTTGATTTTCAATGTGGTCATAACATACCTGAGAGTAAAGGTGGAAAAACAGATGTAAATAATTTGATCCCTATTTGCTCTCGATGTAACTCAAGTATGGGTAGTCAGTTCACAATTGACGAATGGAATAAACGTTTTTCACCTCCACCAAATCGTTTATGGAGATGTATGCGATCATATCTCCAATGTAAGCGTCTTTGGAGGTAAAGGTTCTGGTTTAGTTCCTTCGGCACGATGTTTCTGAACCTCATCCCAAAATTTAGTTAAGTCTTCAATATGATCCGATAGCCACTTAGGATCTTTTGGAACAAAGTCCTTTTTGGTATCCAACAACACCCAATAGATATACTGATGATCTTCTGTATGACTGCTTTGCCATTCGTGAAGTGGTATTGTATCAGGTTTATAATCTACCTTTCCATCTGGATCCACTGCAAAGACACCTTTCATTGTAGAACAAGCATCCCACTCCGTAAAATTGAGCTTCTTAAATCTGAACTCTACATATTCACATTCATCAATCCCCGTACATTCCATTTGCATCTGCATTTGATGTATGTAATAACTTGGAATTTCATCTTTACGAACTCGGCTCATAGGACACTTGAATTCTACTAATCTTCCATACCTACGAGGATCTGCATCCGCATATCGTGGAACAATCAATCCATCTGGAGATGCACCTAGAAATTTATGAACTGGATGCTGACAACAGCCTACATCAATAATATCGCAGCCTGTTGTATCTTCATAGATCTTCTTTGCAACTGGTTCAAATCGGGTTCCCCAAATCAACGCTGGAACTGAATTGAATGCGTTGCTATCACTTTTAGCTGGAGGTTCAAGCTTTTTCAACAAGAGTTCAAGACGAGATGCAGGAGTACTCCAAACCTTTGAAACTTCTGAAGCAGTAATCATTGTTCCTCGTTGAGTGTGCCATGCATCGGTTCTCTGATCTTGCTTTCCATACAATCGGATTACACGTTCAAAGCACCGATCACGCATCCATAGTCTTCCCACATCTCCCATCATTAACTTGTCGACAAGTTCTCGAACATAGTTCCTCAGAAAGCGATTCGTTAGAGCAGGCGCAAGAAGATGACATAGGACTACAAATCGGCGTAGTCGAGCGTTGAGGCGAGTGTATGGACGTTCGTCCAATAGATAAGGAGTCAAGACCTCCTCCATTAGGGTTCTCTTGTTCAATAGGCGAAAGTCCATTTTGCTTAAACATTTCTGTATATGCTTTTTTACGTTGTGAAAGATATGATTCAAAATCACCTGCTCCCATAACACCTAGCTCAGAGGATCGGTTAAACATTTCATCATACATCTTCTTGAACTCAGCATCAATTTCATCTTGACGATCTAGAGGAAATCCTGCATCTTCAATCGTAGGAATCACATCACCTTCCTTAAAAATTGGATCAGGTTGCTGAGGCTGATCTTGAACCATTTCTAAAAAAGTCTTGTATTCCTTTTCACCGTCAATCATCATAAAAAGGCCTGGTGTAGTTGCTTCCATAGTTCTACCTTCTTCACGAATTCGATTAACAACTTCTCCAATACAAACAGCTGATGGAATTCCAACTCCAATATCTCTTTCTTCTAGATTAGCTTCAAGTTTCGGAATGTCAGAAGTCATAATAATCGCAGGAGAGTCAATCGCAGCCATTTGTATTTATTCTATGGACCCACTTTAAGCGAGAATACCGCAGTAAAGATATAAAATGGAGGTCATACAAAATCGTGATCACTGGGTTCTACACCGCTTACAAGGCTTTTATTCAAACGAGGAAAACTTCAAAAAAGTTCAATCAATTCTATCAGGCGAATCTAAGATTAGTCTTAGGCTTCTTGATTGGTTGGTGACCAACTACGCAAAAAAACATAATGTATCCTATCTAGTTGGATCCAGACACGTCATTGTCTATCTTGCTTATAAGTCTCATCTCAAAGCCTATAGCAAAAAGATGTTTGATCCATTCTGTCGTTGGAAGCGTATTCAGTTTATGGGAATGGACACAACAGTAGGACAACTCAACTTCTTTGAATGGGCACTTCAAGACGATGTTCTTAAGTATTTGGAAGAACATTATGATGAAATTCATGCGGATATGGAAGCCTGTTCAACTACCATTCAACCTAAGGCTACTGAGGAAGGTGTTCGTCGCAAGAGACACGAACTAAGTAGATCTGCTACTAAAGCTGTGCGTCACCATGACGTAAAGGTTGTTGTATCCTTTGAGTAATGCAGTCTATACTGGATCCAAAGGTCCTCTATACAGATTTATCAAGAGACATTGTGGAGCATGACGTAGATGTTGTGTCCGATTTATGGAATATGGATGGTCGTGATGTCTACAGGGGTTCCCGAGACAGACAATACGAGCATGCTAATGTGTATTGGTTATATACTGAAGATCTAGAGAGAGTAGGATTAGTTGAACATTCACTTGAGAATCAAGCCGATTTTCGTATTCTTTGGTTTCACGATAATCCATTTGCTACTCTTCTTCAAGAACAATGGACAAACGAACAGAGTATTTGGTCAGTATTATCACGTCCAGCAGTCGAGATGTTCCTTGCAGAAGACTGGACTAGTCCTAGTTCACTTTTGAACGCATGTCTTCATGGACCTACTCGTATTCTTACAGTGGAGATGGTTCTTAATAAACCTACCATTTATCGTTGTTCGGTTTGTGGCTCAAAATCCATGAAAAAAACGGAGTGTACCGAGTTCCAAACTGAAACTGAATTAGACTTTCCAGATAAATCAAAAATCATATTTATAGACGATGATTTATACGTCTGTCAGCCACCTGCCGATTCAAGAGTTTGGGAACTTTTAGGATTTAAATCGCAGCGCCCACTACACGACGTTTTGATGGCTTTGCAGGAGCCGGGGGAGCAGCTTTCACTTCAGTCTCAGGTGGAGCCGATGGAGACGCAGGAACAAACTTCGGTTCCTCTTGAGCTGCCTCTAGAAGCTCAGCCACACTTGGTCGTTCAATCTCCTCTTCCTCTCCACCATCTTCCTCAGCATCAAACACTTGAGCAGCTGTCACTCGTGACTGAGCCGAGACTTGAGCGTACGAAATACGCCATGTCACTCCAAAGCCCTGACCGGAGACGTAGATACTCGGGCTAACAATGAACCTTGCTTCCATACGCTTAGGAAACACAGTCTCTAAGTTATCAGTGCTTAGAGGAATAGGACGATTTGCCATATCGACTGCGTCCATGTTGACTTTGCCATCGTAGACTGGAACTTTCATTCTGAAGCTTGGTGGATACTTACCGTTTGGTACCCATTCTGCACCTTGCTTCTCTACACTAGGACTTACTAGTGTCTTCATGCTGTCACGGAGGACATCCTCCTTACGAGCACGACCGAACCATGAGACTGATTTCTCAACTGCAGTCTTGATGACCTTCTCTTCAAGATCTTTGAGGAAGTTGTACATTTGACCAATCTCACCTGCTTCATCTGTAGCACGCTCCTTAGCATAGGAGTCGCAGCCACGAAGACTAGCGAGCATTGTGTAGTTGGTTCCGTTCTCAGTTTCTTTGATTGACACGCCCATTGGATACTGTAGTTTTGGGATTCGCATCTGGAAGTTCTGTCCATTGTACTTGATCGGAACACTCTTGGAACCGTTGGTCTTGCTTACACGGATATCTCCGAAAGAAACCTTGTTGATGTCTAGATTGGATGCGTTGATGATTGCGTTGACGGACATTTTGATCTGGGTATACATTCTATAAGTCTGATTAGCTTTATATCCATTTTGTCTGGACGTTTATGGGTTTACTTTTAATAAATGACGACTTTCATATAATAAACCTTCGCTAAAGAATGGTTCGATGCGCTGCAGTAAAGAAGAAAGGCTCTACTCTCCAATGTACTGCAAATGCAATTTTTGGACATACGTATTGTGGAAATCATGCGAGAGCTAAAAGCGTAACACTTTGGAAGGATACACGTGAGAGTGATGTGAGGATTATTAAATGTCAAGCTGTGGCTCGAGGTTGGTTTGTTCGTCATTATATGTCTCTTGCAGGTCCTGGGGTTTTACGAAGGAAAGGTTTAGCAAATGAAGAAGAGTTAGTCTCTTGTGATGAAGCTTCAAAACAACATCCATTTGACTATTTTGCTTTTGTAGAAAATGATAAGATATGGTGGTTCTCATTTGGAACGATTTGGACTTGGTTTTTGAAATCCGTTGAACCTTCAAATCCTTATACACGAACTCCATTGACAAGAGACGTTCGCAAAAGATTAAGAGAACTATGGGCATTTAGACTTCATCATTCGATTCCAGTACCAGATGAGCCAGAAGATCCTAATGAACGTATTCGTTGTAGATGGGTCATGTTATGTCAAACATTTGCAGATTATGGTTTCACAGATGTTTCTCTCACACAAATGATGAATTTAAGTAAGCAGTCTCATATTGCAATGTGGAAGTTTTTGAGAGAAGATTCACCTACTGCAGTTTCTTGGTGTAGACATATGTTGAAATCTGAAATTACCAATACAAATTCAACTACCTACATCATTAACTCTGTTAGGTTTCTCATGAGAGTTGTCACGATTGAAAAGGATCCGTATGTGACCATTTTCAATGTGATGTCAGCGATTTATCGTTGTTAGTTTTTTGATTATTTCAGATGCCGTTAGAGTTTCTGCAGTAGGGAAATCCTTTTGAATACTCTTATTCATCTTTTCTACGTATTTTTTGAATTCATCAAACGATTTCATATTAACTATATCATTTGACCAAAAATGATTTCTAAACTCATCAAAAGGCTCTTTTTTTAATACCTCTTCAAAATCAGTTTTATATTT